TCAAAAGTACAAACTATTTTCTATTTATTTTAAATATTTATTTACTTTTCGTTGGAATTGTGGTATTTATTAATAAATGAATATGACTATGAAAAAAACAAAATTATGTACTCAATGTAAAATTGAGCAACCAACAACTCAATTCAATAAAAGAACTGCAGCAAAGGATGGTCTCCAACAGAGATGTAAGACTTGTTGTAAATCCAATTCTAAGTACTTTAGAGACGTTTTAAGACCTGATTACTATTGGGGTGATATGGAAGGTTACTTTGTCAAAAATAAGGTAAAAACGGATATGTACAATAAGGATTACTTTACAGCCAATAAGTCAGCCAAGATATACCGAATTGATTTACCTGAGGGAACTTATATTGGTGCAACCAAACGTCATCTACATACAAGACTAACCCAACACATAAACGACTTTAAAAAGGTAATAAGAGATGGTAAGGGTGCCGCATATATTCCATTGTTTTATAACGCATTGACTAACTATGAGTTAAGTGATATTAAGAAGATAATTAGGTCAGGTTATGTTATTGACCAATTGAACGGAAACAGTGCTGAAATGAAACAAAGGGAAAAGGAATGGATTATCAAGTTATCCAAAGATGGTGTAAAACTTTTAAACATTCAATGTAATCCATTTGAAAAATATACAAGATAATTTTGGCAATTAAAAAATATGTTTTATCTTTGTGTAAACTTTAAAACATAAACAAAATGGCAGATTATCAAAAAACTCAAGAAAGTATTATTCGTCAGAGCCAACTAAAATTGGTAGTGGAATATTGTCGAATGATTGGAACTCCTTTACCATTAAAAGAAATTGTAGGTATTACCAATGTATTAGTAGACTATTGTGAAAATGGATACTCGGCTGAAATTGGTAAACGATTAGATTCAATTGACAAACATATCTTAAAGAAATTTGAGGAACAACTATAGATTTTTTCCTGCTGCATAGGAAATTTAAACGGGAGGACAACGGTGTTTTGTTCTCCCTTTATTTTTTTGGTAAACTTTGATATATTTAATAGTAGAGGGGAGCCCATCTGTGATATTCATTATTTGCCATCTTTTTTTTTCAGTTAATTCGGGCTCCCCTTTTTTTATATGAAACGATTTGAATTCATAATAGAAATCATAGTTAATCTATTCGCCTTAGCCGTTGGTGTGTTGGTTGTAACTACAGCATCAGTTTTTGTATATTCAATGTTTATGGCATTCTTGGAGATGTTTAAATAAAAAAAGGGACAATTAAGCCCCTTGATATTTTCTTAAGATACATTTATTTATTTTGCTTTAGGATGACCCTTTGGTAATAGGTCATAATCTGTATCATATTTTGGATTCTCAGGTCTACCATTTTTAAGTAGATATAGAAACGCATTTACACGAGCGTAAGCCCATTGTTCTGCTGATTTAACCTGTGGTGAATGTGATGTATTAAACGCTCCCAATCCTCTTTGAAATACTGATTTAAGTGCACCTAATGTTGCATTACCATTCTTGGTGTTACTTTCTTTTTCGTTAAACTCATCAACCTTATTCTGTAAAGTCTTCTCTTGTTCTGCTGTTACTTTTGCACCTCTCTTACCTGAAGCATCACCACCCGCACTACCTTCACCCTTTGGGTCTTTATTTGGAGTATCACTCTTTGGTGCTTTGTCACTTTCTTTAATACCACCTCTTGGTCCTACTTCAGCAAACTGAGAGTAACACACAGCGAGCGCTTGTTCTTGTGTATCATATTCACTTCCAATAGCTTTCATACACTTGGATATATATTCTTCTTCAGTTTCACCACTAGACTTAGATGGTATTGGAAAACCTTGTTTTACTTTTGATTGTTCTTCTTTGATAGGTACACAGTTAGGTACTTCTCTACCGTCTAATATCTTTGTACCAATTTGTTCATATCCTTCCCAACAAGGACCTTCATCCTCATATTTTCTTTTCTTAGGTTTTATATCTGATAACCCAAATCTAATGTTTCTAATTATTTGTAATCTATCTGTCTTCATATAAATAAATTTTGTTATAGTTGTCAGCTAATAAATCAGTTAATTGCATATGAGATATTTTATTCTTTTGTCCAAAGTCACTCATTAATACCCTTGTGATATATACCACTTTATTAAAGGGTGTAAGTTCTTGTTCTGTAGGTCTAGGTAATATCATATAGACTGTCTCTTCAATTTTTTATTCTCATTCATTAAGTTCTCAACCTTTTTTTCAAGGTCTTGAATTTTTATATTTAAACTTTGTATTTCAATTTTAAGGTCATCAATAATATTCTTATATAGACCAATAGATAACTCAAGATTTCTAAGTACCTGGTTATCAGTTTCTGCGTTTGACCTTCTTCTACCAACAAACCATCCTGCTATTGCAGTTAGTGTATTGGATATCAATAATAATATTTCTGTGCTCATATTAATAACAATCTTGACAAGCGGGATTAGAACTCTCAATCTCTGAGTAAGATTTAATTCCACTGTTTAGTAATCTTCTTTTACCATAACCAGTTCTAGTTGTAGTATTAAGAACGATTGGTGAATTATATTTGGATGCACGATCTGCGAGCATTCCATCTGTTGTTGTTTGTGTAAGATAATCAGGGAATAAGTTTTGACCTAAACCTGTTAACAAGTAATCCTGTAATCTTTGTTGATAGAAATCTGAACGTTGTTTTTGAATAGTTCTCAAATACTTCATTGTTTCAATATCAACACCATTTCTACCACCTTCCAATCCTCCAGGTTCAACGATACCAACGTTCATTGTACGTAAGTGTAAATGAGGTATCATCTCAAAATAAGCTGTCTGTATCAAATATGGACTTATATAATCATTAACCAATGTTAATTCATTGTTGTTGAATGTATTACCTGTTGAATTTACTTGAGATAACAAATGATTATAGAATCTTGTTCCCAATAAATTTTGTAAATGAATATCCTGAGCAATACCGATTTCAGCTCTAATTGCTTGAACGTCAACATTCTTATTGATATTCGTGAATGCCTTAATCTTATTTTCTGATATTAATAGTACGTTAGCCATATTATTGTTGTGTTGGTTGAATTGGTTTATCTTCTACTATTGGTTGTTCAATAACATCACCAACTTCATATATTGATAGAGGTTTAATTTCAAATGATGTAGGTCTTTGAGATTTAATACTTACCAACTTATCAAATGTTGATAATAGTTCTTTTTGGTATGGCATAATAACCATTTTACGGAAGTATTCAGAATGGTCCACAATTTCGTTTCTAGTCCCTAATTTACCTGCGGTGGATATACCATATAGTTCACCACTAGAAACTCTGTGTGCGGACAGTATACTACGTAATATGTCATCATATATTGATTGGTAATAACCATCTGAAGATGCTGCAGGAATTTGTGTGATTTGTGGTGCCAATTCAGGACTTTCGTTGAAAGAGATAATTGGTCTACCTGCGTTATTAACTGAGGTATATTGTTCTTCTAAAGCTCTTGTGATTATACGTTGCTCCTCTTCTCCTGGAATACCATTGTTCATAGATATGAAAAGGGATGGTAACATTCCGTTCTTTAAGTTATTGGAGTGGAATTCTTTTATGTTTACATCAATTTCAATAGCAGCAAGACCACCAGAATAATCTGGGTGAGGGTAATAGGAGTTATTTGGACTGTACTGTTTATAATAAAAAACTTGAGATGGTTCACCATCTTCTTGATTGAATGTATCATATTCTTCAACGGGGAATTTTTTGATATTTGTCCAATCAGCTGAGTAGTAATATTTTTCAATTTCATCTGTTTCGTGGTTAATTTTACCACATCTAATTCTTGAGAAGTCTAGGTGGTACATTTCGGCAATAGTAGTTCTATCACGAGACCAAATCACATTTAATGCATAACCCCCAAATAGTAAAAGGTCTAGTGCACATTTTCTGTACACATCCATTACATTATCTTTTGGGTTGATTAAGTTTACTGTAGCCATTGGATTGTTTAATGAAACAATTCCATCACCACATATTTGTTCACGTTTTGAAGTGATTATCGCTTTGTGTATTGCACAGTTATTATATCTTGAGATTAGATATTGTGGCATTTGATTGTTCTCTCCGTATAGGACCCAAGGTCTTCTATCAAATAATTCGGAGAAAATAGGTAAGAATGGTTCTTGTCTAAAGTTCATTCTACCCAATTGATATTTTTGTTTTTCTTCACTCATAGTTAATCTTGTATATATATAAAGTTGGAGTTATCTTCGTCAG